ATGTCGGCTTATGCCGTATTACACAGAGGGGCAGGCTGAGACCTGTCCTTTTGTGATATGAAAGGAGTATTTTTATGGCAGAATTTACAAGTGTAGCTGCTCAGACTGTAGCAGCAAATGGAAACGTAGTATTTTCAAACACAGCAGTTAAAGGTTCTAACTGTATTCAGCACAGAGAGGGAAGCGGAATCATCACCCTGAGAGGACTTACTAACCAGTGCAAGGCTAGATTCTTCGTGGATTTCTCTGGTAATATCGCAATTCCAACAGGCGGTACTGTCGGAGCTATTTCTCTGGCTATTGCAATCTCTGGCGAACCTGTATTATCTTCTCAGATGATTTCCACACCGGCGGCAGTAAATCAGTACAACAATGTATCCTCCGGCATCTATATTGATGTGCCTCGTGGCTGTTGCGTTAATATCGCAATAGAGAACACAAGCGATCAGGATGTTTCTGTTGCGAACGCAAACATTGTTGTGACTAGAGAAGCGTAGGAGGTGCAGTTATGAGAGATATTAAAGACTTATGTGCAAGAATTGAAGACGAACTGTCCAAAATCGCTGACAATGGACTGACCACTGGAAATTTGGAAATGACATACAAACTGATTGATATGTACAAAGATATCAAGAATACGCAGTACTGGGATAAAAAAGTGGAATATTACAACACTATTCTTGATGAGATGCGTAGCGGCTACAATGACGATTACAGCGAGCGTGGAAGAAAACGTGACAGCATGGGAAGATACAGCGCAAATGACGGCAGAATGATGCCGGATTACGACCGGGGCAGTTCTTATGCCAGACGTGGCGAACATTATGTTAGAGGCCATTACAGCCGTTCTGACGGACGAGACGCTTACGATGACTACATGACGCAGAAACAGAGCTATCGTTCTGGCAAGTCTGAAGACTGCAAAAGAAAGATGCTTGCCGCTCTGGAAGAACATCTGGACGAACTCACAACAGAAATGAGCGATATGTCCAAGGACGCAGAGTGCCGGGAGGAACGTGATCTTGTCAAGAGATACGTGGAAAAACTCCGTGATATGCTCTAATTAGCTAAAACATGTACCACAACTTTTTGGAGGTTCTGTGGTAAAATGTATTCATAGGGAAGATTCGTAAGTGGTTGCAGCCACTTGACATAGACATTTTTCATTGATTCCTCCTTTCTTCGATACGTGTCCTTAATAGAAAATGCAGTGTTTAGCTGGCACAAGACGCATGAGGTTGAAAAGCGGATGCAATTTCCGACACGTATCATTACTGTCTATGCGATCATATAGACAGTACGCACCTCCTTGTAAAAGGTAGATGGGCGGCGGGTGCCCGAAACAACTCGTGGCAGGCATGACACGTTAAACACCTTGCTAACCCGGGAATCCGGGTTTAGGGAAAGCGGCAACGATTGGTGGTGTTGCGGCGGTCTGTAAAACCGTTCCCTCGTGGTAAACATTATAGGTTCAATTCCTATCTTTCCCATTATTCGGTTAGAATTACGCTGTCTGTATACAGGTGGTCTATGGTTCAGCTGAATTACAACATCATGATGCTGAAAAGGTTATGTCTTATCCTGTAGACTGGTGTCCAGTCCGAAAAGGCACTTTAATGTGGCTTCGCCAAGTGGTAAGGCACCGGGCTTTGACCCCGGGAGAGGAGCACTCATTCATTGCTTCGAATCCAATAGCCACAGCTACCCTGCCAGTGGTCTAACTGGCTTAATCCATTTACCTGCGGCGGCAGGTCAATAAACACGACCAGGAGGATATATATGCAGAAACTTATTGACACACTTAAATCATTTGGAATTGAGATCCCGGAGGACAAACAGGCAGATGTGAAAAAGGCACTCTCTGAGCATTACAAGAATGCCAAAGAAGTGGCAAAAACCCTGTCAAAAGTTGAGGGAGAACGTGATGACTGGAAAGAACGTGCCGAGACAGCAGAGGAAACCTTAAAAAGTTTTGACGGTATCGACCCGGCAAATGTTAAGACCGAGTTAGAGACTTGGAAACAGAAAGCGGCAGATGCAGAGAAAGAATTCAATGCAAAAATCTACGACCGCGATTTCTCAGATGCTCTGAAAGCGGCACTCGATGATGTTAAGTTTTCCAGTGAAGCGGCAAAGAAGTCAGTCATGGCAGACATCAAGGAAGCAGGATTGAAGCTGAAAGACGGTAAAATCCTCGGATTAAATGACCTGATCGAGCAGATGAAACAGTCTGACGCATCCGCTTTTGTAGATGAATCTCAGCAGCAGGCTCAGCAGAGCCAGGCAAGATTTACCACTCATGTTGGACATCAGCAGACACCGGGAAGTATGACAAAGAAAGATATCGAAGCAATCAAAGACCCGTCCGAGAGACAGGCTGCAATTGCTCAGAATATCCAGTTATTCCAGTGATTTTTTACACCGACTATACGCCAGAGTATAGCCGCTAACCCAATACCTTAACAATTATGGGTAGAAAGGATTTTTTTATATGGCAGCAAAAGCTAATCTTATTATGACAAATGATATTCAGGTAAAAGCACGTGAGATTGATTTTGTTACCAGATTCGAAAGAAACTGGGAACACTTACGTGAAATACTTGGTATCATGCGTCCAATCAAAAAGACGCCCGGAGCGGTTCTTAAATCAAAATATGCAGAGGGTACATTACAGAACGGAAATGTTGGTGAAGGTGAGGAAATCCCTTACAGCAAATTCGTTGTAAAAGAAAAACCCTATGCAGAAATGACTATCGAGAAATACGCAAAGGCTGTATCTATCGAAGCAATCAAAGATCACGGTTACGAGAACGCTGTTCAGATGACCGATGATGAATTCCTCTTCCAGCTTCAGACTAATGTTACTGAAAGATTTTACAACTATCTGAAAACAGGTACTCTCTCATTCACGGAAACCACTTTCCAGATGGCTCTGGCAATGGCTAAAGGTCGTGTAGAAAACAAATTCAAACAAATGCATAGAAATGTAACTGGCGTTGTTGGGTTTGTAAATATTCTGGACGTGTACGAGTATATCGGAGCAGCTGGGATTTCTATTCAGAACCAGTTCGGCTTCCAGTATGTGAAAGACTTCCTAGGATTCAATACGATTTTCTTACTGTCTGACAGTGAAATTCCGAGAGGAACAGTAATCGCTACACCTGCTGAAAATATCGTTCTGTACTATGTTGACCCGAACGAATCTGATTTCGCAAAAGCGGGTCTTGTATATACTGTATCCGGTGAAACAAATCTGATCGGATTCCATACACAGGGCAATTACCACACAGCAGTGTCTGAATCATTCGCAATCATGGGGCTTACCCTCTTTGCAGAATATATTGACGCTGTTGCTGTCGGAACTATCGACACAACTCAGACACTGGGAACCCTCACTGTAAACTCCGCAGCAGGAAGTAAGAGTGGAGATACAAAAGTAACCATTACTCCGGCAAAAGCAAGCGCAGGAAATGTGTACAAGTACAAAGTTGCATCTTCTGAAACTGCCGTAGACTACGGACAGAACGTGAAGAACTGGAGCGCATGGGATGGCGAATCCGACATTACAGCAGCAACAGGGCAGGTTATCACGGTAGTTGAGTGTGACAGCACCTATAAGGCATTGAGCGCTGGACATGCGACTGTAACAGCAAAATGATGATCGCAGGAGGTAACTGACATGGCTTATGCAGATTATAAATTCTATACAGAATCATTCGGCAATGTCGTGCCAGAAGCCGACTTTCCACGACTGGCAGAAAGAGCCAGTGATTTTGTGGATTTAATGACATCCGACAGACTGGTGGACGGACTGCCGACAGATGAACGCTCACAAAAGCGTATCAAAAAGGCGGTCTGTTCATTGGCTGAAATAATGTATCAGATTGAACTTGCTGAAAAGAATGCTATTAGTCAGGCATCCGCAAATGTGACCGACACAAATACCGGTGGCAAGTCAACAGGCATTGTAACATCTGTATCTTCTGGTAGTGAATCCATCTCTTACGCAACGCCTCAACAGATTGGGGCAAGCGCAAAGGAATGGAGTGCGGTATATGCCGCCGCCGGAGATGCGCAGAAAACGAACGACTTGCTTCTTAAGACAGCTTTACCGCTTCTGATGGGAGTAAGGACGGATGATGGAATACCAGTATTGTATGCAGGAGTGTAATTGAGATGAATAAAGTAATGTGTTTTTTGACTGGCGGGCATAAATTCAAAAGTCCTGCTGAATCAAAATGTAATGACAAAGAAAAGACTTGTACCATTACGGAAACTTGCTGTAAATGCGGGAAACAGTTTTCATTTACAGGTACATACAAACAGTTTGGTATTCCAGATGTGAGGTGAAAATAATGAAGAAGTTATTTATTTCTCAGCCCATGAGGGGCAAGACAGATGAGGAAATTCTTGCAGTAAGAGAAAAAGCAATTAAGAGTGCGGAGAAACAGGTCGGCGAGCCTGTAGAAGTAATTGATTCTTTCTTCCAGTCAGCACCAGTGGACGCAAAGCCACTCTGGTATCTGGGTGAATCCCTCAAGCTTCTGGCAGAAGCTGACGTGGCGTTTTTCGCTAAAGGATGGGACGAAGCCAGAGGATGCAAGATTGAGAATACTTGTGCTATCGAATATGTCATTGAGACCATTATCGAAGATTATACGGAGGGTTAAAGATGGAGGCATTATTTACAAATGTAACTCTGATTCTGGCAGTAATCAGCGTTCTGGCGTTTTGCGTATCTGTGATTACACAGGTGATTAAAAATGTCGGGTTCCTGTCGAAAATTCCGACAGATGCACTGGTACTTGTACTGTCCATTGAAATTACTGTAGCCGCTTTTGTGGCGTATATGCAGTATATCCACATGACAATCTTGTGGTATATGATTTTAGCAGCTATCATGGCAGGATTTATTGTGGCGTTTATTTCGATGTTTGGATGGGAAAAGATTACGGAATTGTGGAAACGAACATCCAAGGTTGACGTGGATAAACTGAAAAATAAATGATTAAGGAGAGGGTATCATGTACGAAAAAACGGTGACGATTTTTGACTATTACGAATCAGCCACGACAGGAGATGCGTACTGGTATCCTCATGTTTTATGCAGCGTTGACCTCATTACGGACAAGGGAGCAATACTCAAGAAGTACGGACCGGACGCAACAGACAACGCACAGCTGCACATCCGATATACCGTCCAGAACGGCGATATAACCATTGCTGATAAGGATGGAAAGATTCTCCCGTGGATACCGCCCAAAGAGTGGAAAGGGCAGATTAACAACGCTCTGGAAGATACTATCACATTCTCAGACGAGTCGTTCTTCTGGGAGGGTGAGTGGACTGGCGGAACAGTAACTGATGGTGATTATCGGAGTGGATTCTACCAGTACATGAACGAGAACAAGGATAACGTGTTTAAGATTACCAGTGTGGGCGGTCCGTATACACTGATTCCGCATTTTGAGATTCTGGGTAAGTGATATGAGTAAAATTCATCATTTTAAAGGATTCTCCATAGTCGATGGAGATATGAAAATCAAGCTGAATATGGATAGATTTTCCAGGCAATACCAAGAAGCTCAGTACCTCCTTGATGGAATGGTCATGGACAGCATGGCGCCATTTATGCCGATGATTACAGGGGACTTCATTAACCGAACAAGAGCTGAGAGTGCATCCTTGCAAGGAACTGGGAAAGTATGCGCGGCGGCGGCTCCTTATGGGCGTTTTCTGTACGAGGGGAAAGGAATGGTTGATGAGTTGACTGGAAGCCCTTATGCCAGGCGCGGAGCAAAGAAAGTCCTCGTCAGCCAGTTCTCTGGTCAGACAGCCGCAAAAGAGAATCTTGAATACACCAAACAGGCTCACCCACAGGCGCAGGCAAAGTGGTTCGATGCCGCTAAACGACAATACGGCAGTACATGGATTCGCAAAGTAAAAGCACAGGCAGGAGGTGGCAGACATGGCGGATAAGCCTATCGGGAAAGATGCAACTGGATATGAAATTCTGACAGATGCCATGAAAGCACTTCTGAACCAGTATCCGGGACTATATGAAAATGAAACAATCAAGTTTGAGGAGCTTGGCAAGGAGTCCGGAATTGCGTTCTCGGCAGACAACGGGGCACTGATCTATTCAGAAAAAGAAGATGTCTGCGGAACGATGCATCAGGTATGCCAGTACCCATTTTATGTAGTATACCGAACAGCATCCGACAAAGAACGACAGAAGCTATCTGTTCAGAAATTTTTGGATAATCTTGGTAAATGGATATGTCGAGAACCAGTTATCATAAACGGCTCTGAGACACGTTTAAATGCGTTTCCCGAGCTTTCACAAGGGCGAGTGATAAAACGTATCACGCGCGACAACTCCTATGGTTTAGAGCCGCAGGAGAATGGCGTACAGGATTGGTTATTGCCATTATCAGTACGCTACGAAAACACTTATGAAATAATATAACAAGTAACAACCGGCTATCAATTAGAGATAGTCGCTAACCTACACGGCCTTTTAAAGATTATAGGCAGAAAGGACATTTCTATGGCAGTTACAGGCAAGATTGACCGTAAATATATGGCTCATTATATCGATGCAGGTTCCCTCTGTGGGGGACTGACACCGAAATATGAGCGTCTTGGAAAAGATCTGGAAGAGTATAATGTAGAACTCAATCCAGACACCGAAACATCTAAAAACATTCTCGGAGAATCCACATTCAAGCATAACGGCTACGAAGTTTCTTCTGACGCTGATCCGTTCTATGCAGATACCACATCAGACCTGTTCACAGCATTACAGAAGATCGTAGATGGACGTCTCAAAGACGATAACCTCAAAACAAAAGCAGTTGAAGTCCATCTCTGGACAGAAGCCACAGCAGGCAAGTATGAAGCATATCAGCAGGATTGCTACGTTGTGCCGACATCCTACGGCGGTGATACATCCGGATATCAGATTCCGTTTACCGTCAATTATACCGGCGAACGTGTAAAAGGAAAATTCGACATCAGTTCCGGCACATTTACAGCTGACAGCGAATAAGCACATATACAAGGAGGACATGCTGAATGGCAAAAGTAATTAATACCAAAATTGATGATGGAATTCTCATTTTCACATTCACAAATAACGAAGATGAAGTTTTTTCTTCTTTCAAACTGAACCCGACTGATATCAATGTAGCAGCACGCGCGGAGGAGCTGACGGAATATTTTGAGCAGCTCAAAGATTCTATTCAGAAAGTCGCATCTGGCAAAGAGATGGCAGAGTTGAATAGACAGATTGAGGACAAAATCAACTATCTACTCGGATATGAAGCATCAAAAGACCTGTTCAAAGAACCGATCACAGCAACCACTGTATTCGGCAATGGTCAGGTGTTCGCTTATATTGTTCTTGATAAGATCGCAGAAGCAATTGCACCGGAAATCGAAAAGAGAAAAAAGAAAATGCAGGCAGCAGTCAATAAGTATACGGAGAAGTATACAAAATGACCGCCTATGAGCTTCCCACCTCACTCAACATCAGTGGGGTGGATTTTTCTATTAGAACGGATTTTAGAGTGATTATTGATATTCTGATTGCCATGAATGACCCGGAATTGGATGAACAGGCAAAAGCAGTTGTTATGTTACAGATCCTGTTTGAGGACTGGCAGAATATACCGGCTGAGTGTCTGGACGAAGCTTGTCAGAAAGCATCGGAGTTCATCGACTGCGGACAGTTGGACGATAACCCGAACCACCCAAAGCCCCGTTTGATGGACTGGGAACAAGACGGAGACATGATCGTGCCGGCTGTAAACAAGGTTGCTGGTAAAGAAATCAGAGCAGTGCCTTATATGCACTGGTGGACGTTTTTCGGATATTTCATGGAATCCGGTGAGTGCCTGTTCAACACAGTTGTTGGAATCCGGTCAAAAAAGGTAAAAGGCGAACGCCTGGATAAATGGGAAAAGAAATTCTATCAGGAAAACAAGAACATTATTGACATAAAAACACGTCTCAGCGAAGAAGAGCAAGCTTATAAAGATAAGCTGAATGAGATGTTAAACCTCAAATAGTTAGGAGGTGAACGCATGGCTGCTGATGGCTCAGTCATTATTGATACCAGGATGGATACAAACGGTGTCCAAAAAGGCGTATCAGCTATAAAACAGTCATTTAACGGCCTTGGAAGCGCTGTAAAAAGAATTGGCCTGCTGATTGGTGGGGCGTTTGCAGTTGGCAAGTTGGTGCAGTTTGGAAAAGAATGCGTGGAACTTGGCTCTGATCTGGCGGAAGTGCAGAACGTGGTTGATGTTACATTTACCACAATGTCGGATAAAGTCAATGAATTTGCAAAGAACGCAATGACCTCAGCTGGACTGTCAGAGACAATGGCAAAGCAATATGTCGGTACGTTCGGAGCAATGTCTAAGTCGTTCGGATTCTCAGAACAGCAGGCTTACGATATGTCAACAGCTCTGACACAGCTGACTGGTGATGTAGCATCGTTCTATAACATCAGTCAAGACTTGGCTTACATCAAGCTGAAATCAGTGTTTACAGGTGAGACCGAGACATTGAAAGATCTCGGCGTGGTAATGACCCAGACTGCCCTCGATCAGTATGCGCTTGCAAATGGCTACGGAAAGACCACGTCTGAAATGACAGAACAGGAAAAAGTGGCTCTTCGTTTGGCTTTCGTACAGAAACAGTTATCGGCTGCATCTGGAGACTTCATCCGTACTTCTGACAGCTGGGCAAACCAGGTTCGAGTGATGCAGTTACAGTTACAGTCTCTCAAGGCAACGGTCGGACAGGGACTGATTAATATTTTCGCGCCTGTTCTGAAAGTAATTAATGTTCTGCTAGGTAAACTGGCAACTCTGGCGAATGCATTCAAAAGTTTTACGGAACTTATCACCGGTAAGAAATCATCAGGCCAGACAAGCGGAAGTGGAGCAGGCCTTACAGGCGATGCAAGCGGCGTGCAGGATACGGCAGATGCTTACGGACAGGCGGCAGACAATGCCGGCAAGTTAGCAGATTCCACAGAAGACGTAGCCGATGCCACAAAAGATGCGGCGAAAGCGGCGAAAGGATATCTTAGTCCACTTGATGAGATTAATCGGTATTCTACGCAGAATACATCATCAACAGCAAGCAAAACTCCGTCCTCGGGAGCAGGGTCAGGAGGAAGCCCTGGTAGTCTGGCTGGAACTGTCGGAAATGTTGATTACGGAAAGATGGCAGAAGGTGAAACCGCCCTTTCAAAAATGAGTCCAATTCTCGATGAAATCATTAAACGTTTCAAAGAGTTGGCTGGGCTTTTCAAAAAAGGGTTCTGGGACGGGCTCGGCAATTATAAATCCATACTGAAAGACTTAAAAAAGAACATAAATCTGATAAAAAAGTCTTTAAAAAGTATATTCACCGATCCGGCCGTTTTGAGTGCATCAAATAAATTTGCCGATTCCTTAGCACTAAATTTTGGAAAAGTAACTGGCTCTATAGCTAGAATCGGGCTGACGATAGCGCAAAACTTTGTTGGTGGAATTGCGAAATACCTGTCTCAAAATACGGAGCGAATTAAAAAGCACATAGTCAACATGTTTGACATCGGAACGGAAATTTCGGATATCATTGGAAACTTCTCAGTCGCTTTTGCAGATGTTTTTTCTGCTTTTGGCGGAGAAACAGCACAGCAGCTGACAGCTGACGTTATCGGAATTTTCGCTCAGATTGAAATGACCGCTACAGAGCTTTGTGCTAAGTTAGGCCGGGATATGCTGAACATGATCGCAAAACCGTTCATCGATAACAAAGATCTCTTGAAAAGTGCTGTCGAAGGATCACTGAAGGTCATTGAGACCGTAACAAGCGGCGTCCTTGCAACGATACAGACGCTTGGCGATCTGATACAGAAACTCTATGACGAGCATTTAAAACCGTTTTTTGACTCAATTGCAAACGGAATCTCAAGCATATCAAAAACAACGCTGACTGTATATAACACATACATTCTTCCGGTTTTACAAGGATTAGCGGACAAGCTGAAAGGCTTAATGACAGGTACACTCGGCGAAACGCTTGCAAAAATTGAAACATTCTTGGGGAAAATTATTGATGTTCTTAAACTCCTCTGGGAAAACATATTAGTACCGCTTATAAACTGGATTATAGCAAATGTCGTTCCGGTACTTGCTAAGATTGCAGATATGATAGGCACAAAAGTCATAAACATCGTAAAAACGCTCATAAAAGTGATCGGCGACATAGTTGACGTGTTGAGCGGAGTGATTGACTTTATAGTCGGCGTGTATACCGGCGACTGGGAAAAAGCATGGAACGGTGTAAAAGGCATCGCAGAAGGCGTCTGGAATCTGATTAAGGACATTATCCTCGGCGTTTGGGAAACTATTAAATCTGAAACTCAGGGAGCATTGGACATTGTAAAAGGCGCTATTGAGCTTGTTTTTAATGCTATCAAGTCAATAGTGTTCACAGCCTGGAACTACGTAAAAACCTGTACCACAAACGCTCTGGGCACATTAAAGACTACGGTATCAACCGGATTCAATGCAATTAGAACCAAAATTTCAAAAACATGGAGCAGTGTGAAAACTAAAACACTTCAAATTTGGGACAGCATCTCTACAGTTCTTTTTGGAAAATTGGAAAAAATAAAAAGTGCTATAGTTGATAAATTCACTTCGGCAAAAGACACTGTTGTAAGCGTTTTTGAAGGCATAAAAGACACAATTAAAAACACACTTAACAGTGTAATTGAGATCGTTAATGGAGCAATTGGAACTGTAAACAGTGCCATTGGCGGCATTGAATCAGCATTTTCGTTTGGGCCTTGGAAGATTCCGACTCCGTTTGGCTCAAAAACCATCGGATTCAAAGCAAGCTTTCCTCGGGTACCAACGGTCCCGTATCTGGCAAAAGGCGCAGTCATTCCGCCTCGAAGTGAATTTCTTGCAGTTCTGGGCGATCAGAAGCAGGGCAACAATATCGAGACACCGGAAGCTCTGCTCAGAAAGATTGTCCGGGAAGAAACAGCAGGACGGCAGGCAGGCGGTGGAAACTACAGATTTACAGCTCAGATCAATCGCAGAACCCTGTTTGATGAGATGATGAAAGAAGCACAGATGAGACGAGATACAAGCGGTAGAAACCCGTTTGAGATGACGTAGAAAGGAGGGCGCTATGGAAAAATATAAAATCAACGGAACAGTAATCTGGCAACCGGACAAAGACCTTGCGCTCTCCTTTGCCACGACTTACACGGAATCAAGTCAGAGGACGCAGTACGGTGTAGGCTACTTTACGCCGATGTTTACTGTTGAGCAGTATACATACAAGGCCAGTGATATCCCGATGGCAGAAGCGACTAAAATCTTACAGATGATAGCGAAAGGATATAAATTTACACTTCATTACTTCTCACCATATTACGGCGTTTGGAGAGATGCTCCGTTTTATGTCGGCCAGACGCAAAACATATCTATCGGAGAATTATCAGATGATAGAAAAATACTATCATCGTTAGAATTTAACATGACGGGGGTGGATCCACTATGATTAGCGTAAGCAATGCATTTAGAGAAAAACTAGAAGCTGGTGAACCGGTCAGAATGGTAGTGGATATCACTTTTCCTGACGGAACGAAAAAGACTATTGATGAAGAGATCATGAACGGCGACAACGGGTTTACTGACTGTGCAGAAAGTAGTAGCTTTCCAGTTGGAACATCTGTTTGTAAAACGCTGACATTGAACATTAATAACTATGAAGAGCAGTGGAAAGAATATGAATTTTACAGTGCAAAAATTCATGCATATCTAAAAATCAATAGTCTTGCAGAAAAGATTGACAAAGGAATCTATACAGTAACTACGCCGGAGCAATATTCAGACATCATCACTATCACGGCTCTGGACGATATGTACAAAGCAAATAAAGCGTATACCAGCGGCCTTAAGCTCCCTCAGTCCCTTATAAACCTTGTCAGGGACGCCTGTGAGACTATCGGAATAGGTATGAATCTAACTATGTCACATGGCGATATTATAATAAGAAGCATTCCGGATAACATGACATTCCGCCAACTGTTTGGGTATGCAGCTATGGTTGAATCTGCAAACGCCAGAATTGACTATTCTGGAAATCTCGGATTCATAAAATGGGATTTTGAAAAAGCAGATATTCCTGATTTGAAAAACTATGGAAACCCACCTGTGCTTTCCAGTGACGATATTATTATTACCGGAATCAGAGTCAAAAACGGACAGTCCAATGATGATACAGATTCTGAATATTCTGGAATGTACGGAAAAGAGGGGTATCTTCTTGAACTTGAGAACGAACTGATTGATTCTGACCAGCTCGAAACAGTAGCAAGTATCATCGGTGAACAGATCGTAGGAGCACGATTCCGAAATCTCGAGGGTGGTCTGGTATACAACCCGTTGATTGAATTCGGAGATATGGTATATACTTATGACCGCTTAGGCAACAAGTACCTTACTCCGCTGACGGATGTATCTGGCAACGTGGGCGGCCTGACTACAGTTAAGACTCAGGCTGATGATCCGATTCGGGGCAGCAGTGACTACTACAGTGAGGGAACGAAGGCTATAGTGGCAGCACGTCAGATGGTGAAAAAAGAAACATCTGCAAGGGAAGAAGCTGTTAAACGATTGGAACAAAAGATAAGCGATACAAATGCAAGTGGAATGTTCTGTACAGATGTTAGACAAGAAGATGGAAGCACTATTCGGTATCTGCACGACAAGCCTACACTAAAAGAATCATCTAATGTTATTAAAGTTACATCTGAAGCGATCGGAATTAGCAATGATGGAGGCAAAACATATCCATACGGTATAACCCTTGACGGAGAGACTATCACGAGACTTTTATATGCGGAGGGTATTAACGCTGACTATATTAATGCCGGAACGATCCTGGTAAAAGATAAAGATAAAAATGTAATTTTTGAAGCTGACATGGACGCCGGATCAGTATATATCAGCGGAAATGTGCAGATCGGCGGTGGAAAAACACTCGATGAGACATTAAAAGAGTTCTCTGCTTCTGCGAAGAACATGACTATTCAGCTGAACAATGAATATCAGGGCATTCCTGTTGATTCTGATGGGAATTATAGCAGCTTTCCAGAATGTTCAACTCAGGTTACGGTGATGTATGGCGCACAGGATATCACGGAGAACTGTTCGTACACTATAACCGAATCTCAGAACATCTCAGGATCCTGGGACGAAGTTGAACATATGTATACAGTTGAAAGCTTAACTGCCGATAGCGGATGGGTTGATATAAGGGCTACCTATCTGGAAAATTTGTCGATTTCAAAGCAATTCACGATAGCTAAGCAGTACGCCGGAGAACAGGGTACAGCCGGAAGAACATATTTTATAAATGCCGATGCTGACATTTTGCTGATGGGGGCTGACAAGAAGATTACTCCGAATATTCTGAACTTGAGGCCTTACTATAGAGATGGTCAGGAAGATGCTAAAAACTTTTATGCCTGGTGGACTATCGAAAAAAGCGTTGATAACGGCTCTTCCTGGGAAGATATAAGCACATACAGCACCTCGATGAAGCTGATCCAGATTCAGCTGAATACGCTGTCTCTTGAAGCACATGACATGATAAGGGCCAGCGCTTATGCCGATAAAGAAAAAACTATACTGTGTGATCAGCAGACGTTCCCGGTAGCACTTGACGTTTCTGCTCTGTCTCAGAAAGATATTGTAGAAATTCTGTCTAATAACGGAGCTTGGAAAGGACTATACTATCTGAACAATGAGCTGTATGTGTCTTTCAATGCGGCGCTCGGAGGAACACTGACACTCGGTGGACAGAACAACGGGAACGGGCTTCTGATCCTTCTTGACGACGAAGGGGCGGAGATAGGCCGGATGTCGTCCGGAGGAATGTCGTTTCGAAATTCTGATAACAACATAGTCATAAGAATTAATAAGAGTGGAATGTTCTTCTATGATTCGACCGGTCAAAAAAGAAAAGTGCTTACTGACAGTTCCGGCATCACTATGTATACGGATTATACAGACGCAAACAACTGGAAAGCTTTAAAAATCGGCAAGTACGGAATTTATGCAGCAGAAAAGAGCGGCGGAGTGGAAGATCTCTGGATGGAGGGTGATACCAGCCATCAATGGTATGGATATATTCTAAGATTTTTGAATGATGTAGTTCGTTTAAATGCAAATGCAGTATATACAGACGGTTGTTCGATGGGAAAGAACCTGACTACTTCGGGAACTCTTTCAGTATCTGGTGACACTGGCCTTAAAGGAGATGCTTACGTAGCTGGAAACTTTTCGTTCAGAGACTATAAAGAAGAAGAAGCCAATACAAGAACAAGAAGAAGACCCGTATCATCGGCAAGCGCCGCATTGAACAGGGTAGCTTATCTGTCATCGGCAACACGATCAAATAAAGCCGCATTGACGGTATCGGCCCAGTGGGGTTCGAGTAACTATACTACAAACACTTTATATAACGATTCTGCTTCCGATATCCGATTAAAAGAGAATGTTTCAGACTGCGAAATTAATGCTCTTGATGCGGTCTGCAAAATGCCGGTATGCTCATTCGACTGGAAAGAAACCGGCGTCCATCAGCCGCTCGGACTTGTTGCAGATGATATTGAAAAAATAGATCCGTTACTGGCGCTAGGCGGTGGTGAGAACGAAGATGGAAGCATGAATGTTAAGCAGATTGATAGGCTCCTTCTGACCGAATATGCAATTAAAGCAATCCAGGAACTGTCGGCTGTGGTCAAAGAGCAGAGCCGCAAGATTAGAAAATTGGAGGAAAAATTGGATGGAATTAAAGGGAATTGACGTATCATCTAATCAGGGGAAACCGGGCTGGGCGAAGGTTGCTAAATCCGGCGTTAAATTTGCAATCTTGAGAGTACATCAAAGGGACGGTATTGACAACTCGTTCGAGTACAACTACAAGGGGTGTAAGAGCAACGGAATACTTATCGGCGGATACAAGTACAGTTACGCTCTGACACCGGCGCAGGCCATTGACGAGGCGGAAGATGTGATCGCCGCGCTGAACGGGCGAGGACTGGACTTCCCAGTGTTCTACGACCTTGAGTGGTCTAATCAGCGAAAACTCGGTAAACAGGCGGTTGAGAACATTGCAGTTGCATTTCTGATAAGGATGAAAAAAGCCGGTTATAAGGTCGGTATCTACTGCAATCTGGATTGGTACAATAATGTTCTGTCAGATACCCTGAAAAAGTACGACTGCTGGATTGCACGGTATCCGGCAAGCGATAATGGAACCGTCCAGACACGGCTGAAACCACCGGTCGGTGTAGGCTGGCAGTATTCCAGTAAAGGAAAAGTATCCGGTATCAGCGGAAATGTTGATATGGATGTGTTCTACAAGGACTATAGGGGAGCAGCACAGAAAGGAGAAACAAAAATGGTAAAAATCAGTAACTGCGGACATGATGAGAACGGAAGGTATGCAGGTGGGAAAGCTGGAGATCAGACTGGTACAGAGTATCGGATCATGAACTGGTACAGCAGGCCGTGGCTCTGTGTCCTGAGATTCAATGACGCCAAAATCGCAGCCATGATCGCAGACATGGCAGCAAAAGCAGCCCAAAATAATCTCATTGGGTACGACCAGGGTACTGCCGGAAACAGCAATGACCGGTATTCGTTCTGGCAGCACTTAAAGGCAAGTAACTACGATCCGGCGCAGATCACGGTAGCTTGCGAATCTGATTGCAGTGCGAGTACAGCAGCTATCGTCAAGGGGGCTGGGTATCGCTTAAATAACGCAAAGCTCAAAGCGGTCAGCATCTATCTGACAACACGAAACATGAGGGCCGCAATGAAGACTGCCGGTGCGAAATTACTGACGGATAGTAAGTATCTGACATCCGGTGACTATTTAAAGGCAGGAGATATCCTTCTGAATGATAACCATCACGTGGCTATTGCCGTTACCACCGGCGCAAAAGTAAGTACGCCTTCAACCACGCTCACCGGTGCCTTCCAGACAAGACTTCCGATTCTGAGAAAAGGCAGTTCCGGAACAGCAGTGGCAATGCTTCAGGCAATGCTGGGTGTAGAAGTTGACGGACAGTTTGGGAACGATACATATAATTCCCTCAAAGTTTTCCAGAAAAATGTTGGCGTAACTGCAAATGGAACTTGTGGCATTGATACCTGGAAGAGAGTGATTGAGCACATGAAAGCAAATACTAAATGACAAATTAAGCCCCTTGGAGTTAATCCTTGGGGCTTTTTTCCTTTAAACCAAATTTATGTTCTGATTGATTTTTCCTTCAGAACAAGGTATACTATCAACAGCCGCACAGGGGTTGAACTTATGATGTAAAGTTTCCTGTGTGGCTAGCACAAGTTGATAGTGCAGATTGATTCCACCGTGCATGAACGGAAGAGTTGTATGTCCCAATTCGGGGGCTGTTAGCAGCGGCACGAGTGGACAGTCAGGAAAAGAGTTGGGCCTAAAAACCCGACTCTCTTTTTTTACGTCAAATTACGATGTTATGAACAGATATAGATTTGCATGGTTAGTCACAAATTAGTCACAAATAAAGTCTGAAAAACCGCATAAACAAAGGATTCTTGAAGATTTTCATTAAAATTAGAATAATGAAAATGTCTTTGCAGAATCCCTTGTAAAATGCGGAAAAGCCAGTAAAATCAAGGCTTTGTAGACTTTTGTTAGAGTGATTAAGACAGTTTAAAAGCGATAAAAATAGGAACGGTTAGTCACAGTTAGTCACAAATGGGACTTTTATTTTCTCTATTTCTTCCCGGAGTTCTTCCAGTGTCCTGTGGCCGTACACAGCGTTCGTGACATCGTTTCCGAACGAATGCCCCAGCATCCTCTTCCGGTCGTTCTCCCGGACTCCGTATTTTTCACACAGGGCAGAAAAGGTATGTCGGCAATCGTGTGGCGTGTGCTTCGGGTTGCCGGTTATATTCAAGCGTTCCAGCGTAGGATAGAAAAGTTTGTCCCTGTGATGTTTTTGCGTATACATTAGAAGCTTCCCTTGCGATTCCATTTTTGACCGGACAAAACTATATACGGCTGAATGAATAGGTACGATCCTGTCTTTTCCGGCTTTTGTTTTAATACCGCCCTGATAATATCTTTCTTCGAGATTAATTGAAAGCTTTGATACTTCGCCGATTCTCCAGCCAGAATAGCACATGATTAGGATGAGCTGCACTTCTGAATCATCAGTATTGTTCCAGAGGATGCTTAATTCCTCATCCGAAAAGGGCGTGCCATGCTCCGTATCGTGAGGTGCATTGTTACGAACATAAAGAGCTTTGTTTTCCGTGACAATCTCGGCATACATGGCGTACTTGTACATCTGCTTAAACAGTGTCAGTATCATCATTACGCTTTCTCTTTTAAGTGGGCAGGTATCTAATACCTCTTGCATGTCAGGAGCCTTTAAATCCTCAAATACGCGGTTGTGGAGTACCGTGCAGTTTAAATATCCGTTCCGGTATGCGCTCTTCGAGCTGTATGATAGTTTTGTTCCCTCAGGGAACTTCCATTTCATGAATTGCTCATATACCTCTGAGAACGTCAATTTGTGCGTTTCCGGGTGTCTTTCCTCTGCGCCCTTAAATGTATTGTAGTCTGACAGAATGCGTCCTATAAGGGCGTCTGCGTCCGTTGTAGGGGCAATCTCAAGCTCTTTTTCCATGCCTGGCTTGTACGTCCCGGCTTTGTATGCTGTCAGAACGGCGAACCCTTTCAGATAGTCGTCAACATAGCAGATCGCAGGCGGGCGGATTGCTTTTCCTGTTGCGCCAATCGTTGCCGGTGGATGCACTGCATAGCAATTTCTTCGACCCTTGCCGAGATAGCGGATAGAGCCGAAACTATTCGGCAATTTCGGGTATTTCTTTCTTTTTGCCATGAATTTTCCTCCCTGTATAAAAATAGCCCCTGCAGTTAAGCAGGAGCTAGTCTGGTTTACTCAATCTCGTCAATGTCAAAAGAATATCCAAGGACTTCTCCAACATCTGTGCATTTTCCTTTTAATGTTACTTTATCGCCTTTGGTAAGAGATGCTACCTTTGATTTTTGCTCGTCATTTTTGATATTACACTGTACGCCAATGATTTCAAAGTCGCCGTCGGCTGTGAGACTGATGTATTTTCCGGAAGCGTCAATGTTACTGAGATTTCCGGTGATTTCGAGATATTTGCCTTTGTATTTATCAGATGCGCCCATTGCATTACTATCAAGATCGGACATCATATCGTTAACGGAAACGGCAGTGTACTCGATCGGAGCAGCTTCTTCTTTTGATTTAGCAGCAGTTTCTTTCTTTTCTGAAGAAGTAGCGGTTGCTGCGCTTTTATCTGATTCTGAATCACTTTCGCCAGCTACAGCTCCGATGATGGCTCCGACAAGGATTATCAGCACAACCCATTTGAACTTTCCACCTTTTAATTTCTTCCGGCACTGCGGGCAGACTTTAGCATCTGCCGGAATCTCTGTTTTACAATATTTGCATTTCTTTGTTTTCTCTTCGCTCATGCTTTATTTCCCTCCAATGACGTAGTTTTCATATTTTTCTCTTATTTTCGCAAGTTCTCTTTGCCTGATCGGAACAATCGCACCAGATACCATCGTAAAAAAATGGCTTACTTCGCTTACCTCGTCCATATTAACTATATAGCTCTGGTGGCAGCGCAAAAATCTTCCGTCAAGACTCTTTTCGATATCATTGAGCTTTCCTCGTTCCTTGTGTGATATTCCGCACGTGCAATGGATCATTATGTATTTGTTCTGGCTTTCGATGTATTCAATATGCCGGAATTCAGCTCTGTGAAAGTAGCCCTTGTTCTTGATAGTAAGCGTTTTTTCACGGATATTTTCAAGCGTCTGCTTAACAACTGAATACATTCTTCCATGCTCAGAGCCTTTAATGATGTAATGAACCGGCAGCACATCAAGTGCATCAAATACATATTCTTTGCGTTCTGTCCAAAAAGTGATATTTCCATAGTATCCGATTTTTCTTAATCTTTTGGCAATCTCTATGCCATTTTCTCCGTTAATGGAGACATCAAGAATTATTATGTCATACCATTCACCATCTGAAACATCGTCGATCAAAGGCTTTCCGCTGGTGTAGGTGGTTAATGTATATCCGCCATCACCATGCTCTTTTAGATATCGGTCAATGCTATTTTTGAAAATCTCAATTCGTAAATTATCATCGTCACAAATCGCAATTTTCATTTAAATCATTCCCTTATGGGCGTTGTTTTCGCCATTTGCAAAAAAAAGTGTTTAAATATGTTATTTTTATTATAGCATCGTTAAATTTAGTTGTAAATAGACGTTTTGAGGTGATTTATGAAATGAAAATAAGCAAAAATATACTAATTATAATAGGAGCTGTGCTTTTGCTTAATTACATTGTTTATTTACCAATGTGCGTAGACGATTATATCCGTGAAGAGTCAGAAGTGTATTCTGTCCAAAATGCGTACAGATCTTCTACCCTACATAAGAATAGCGCCCATGAAACAAAGCAGACCATGCCGCCATTTTTATTCGCCCTGCCACTAAACAGAAAAGACTATATCTTTGATGTTACGAATAATTTCTATGCAATCATAAACATATCGGTGTATATCTGGCAGTTTCCAAGGGCAAACATTAGTAATATAATAGCAAAAAATGAACTAATGTTCGGTTATATTTCCCACAAAACGCACATATACTGTAATGTAGGTGATAGTTGTGACAAGGAGGGTTATTTATGGATTATAAGAAAGAGATTATCGGGATGATAAATGGAATAAAAAAGACAGGTACATTAGAATACCTGTACACATTCATAAAACTATTTCTGGAGAAGTGGGGCGATTAGGCCCCACTTTTTTAATTAGAAAGCATGGAATCAATTAGACTTAAAACAATTTTCTGATCACGTTCGCTTAATAATGAGAATTTTGAAATCAGATTAAAATCTTCTTTCGCCTGATTAGGTGTGTCTTTTCTAGCACGTCCTACATTAAATCCCATTAACCACGACTCTGAAACATTTAGTGCCATTCCTAAGACAACCAGTTTTTCTTGACTAGGTTCTGTCTTTCCGGAAACGTACTGGCTAATATCCGACTTATTCATTTTCACATTGTATTTCTTACAATATGGAAGAACAAGATTAAGAATATCAACCTGTCTCAGATTACGTTCGTTCATCAAAGTCTTAAATCTTTCTGATGAACTAACTTTTTCCATTATATTATTCTCCTTTCGCTTTCTGATGATAATATATCACATATGAAACAAAAGTTCAAGACTTAAAACAAAAAAGTTAAAAATATTGAAAAAATGTATTGACATAGCGTAATGGCGATGTTATATTATAATCAGTTCAAAACATTGAACTAGAAAGGAGTGCAGATATGGCATTTGATTATAGTAAACTCAAGGGAAGAATCATTGAAAAATATGATAGTCAGAGTTCCTTTGCGAATGCTATGGAATGGTCGGAGCGTACATTATCGTTGAAGCTTAACGGAAAGCTGTTTTGGAAACAGTCAGATATTTGCAAAGCAGTTAATCTGTTGGAGCTTTCTGCCGATGATATACAGGACTATTTTTTTAAAGAAAAAGTTCAAAGTTCTTAACTAGAAAGGAGCAAATTTTATGAGCAAAAAGAAAAAAAAGAAAAAGGCTTCTAAGATGGTGCGAACATCAAAGAAACCTATTTCCTTAACATGTTTGATTAATAAGAAACCTATTTGCCAGATGGATATTTTTCGTTGAATGCTTCTAATGCGGATTCATAAGCATTTATGTATTCTTCGAAATAATCGACAGTTACATGAGTTTTGCCAGCATCAACTTGAGATTGACGTTTTAAATGGCAAACATCAGTGCAAACTGCAATGGCTAAATCATGTGCGCGTTTTTCATTATCCGTCATTATTACACCTCCTTTCCAAAGGAGAGTATAACACAAAATCCAAAAAACGAAACAAAGAAAGGGAAAAATAATTGAAACGTAAAGTATATGTCATGGATTGTGGCGATTTCGTAAAAATCGGTGTCTCTGGAAACGTCGAACAGAGAGCAACACAGATTCCGTACAAAGTAAATCGAATCTTTTCAACAGACGAGATAGAAGACGCTTTTAAATTAGAACGTGAAATGCACATGTTATTTGATGAAGATAGGGTTCCAGAGGCGCAAGGAAGAGAATATTTTAATGTTCCTTTTGATATTGCCATATCTAAATTAAAGAAAAGAGCAGATGAACGAAAAAATGTAGAATCTGTAAAACCAATACCTAGAAAGTCACTTACTATCAGCGAAAAACAGAAAGTCATACTCAAATTGATTCCGCTACTTAAATATGTTGATGATTTTGACCTCGGATACATGCTTGGCATAGCAGAGGAGAAGAGTAAAACAAAAAGCATGGAAGAATCTAAATATGATTCCCTGCAAGATGGCATCTCCGCTCTGCTATCCCTCAATGAAGATGATTTGCGGATGGCTTTGGGTTACGCAATCGCATTGAGGGATAAGGACAGAGCAAGGAGGTGAGAAATTGAAAAAAGTAGACTGGTCGATAGTAGCAATCGTACTCAGCATACTTTCCATTTTAATAAATCTTTGTTTTAGTGGACGAGATTTATTAAGAAATTTACGTTGGATATTATCTTGTCTAGGTTGGTAAGTATCGAAACAATGACAGATATTACAGAAATAATTGTTGCAACATTAGCTTTCTTCTTAGCTTTAATCGAATCAGTAACAGCAGAATCAGCTATTTGTTTTGCACTGTTAGCAATATCTTTTAATGTTTCGTATTTTTCCTCATCTGCCATCTGCTTATATACGCTATACGGCAATGGCGGATTGGTTGCCATCATTGGCATTTTGAAATCCATTTTAATCACCTCCCATCTATAGGGAGTATATCACAAGAAAGGAGACTTATGAACAAATTACAGATTTTTAATTCAGGGGAGTTCGGAGAAATTCGAACAATAGAAATTGACGGTAAACCGTACTTTGTTGGCACTGATGTTGCCAAAGCTCTTGGATATAACAATCCCAGAGATGCCGTATCAAGGCATTGCAAGGGAGTCGTGAAACGCGACACCCCTACATCTAGTGGCATTCAGTCAATGTCATACATAAATGAGGGAGATTTGTACCGCTTGATTATGAAGTCGAAACTTCCATCGGCAGAGAAATTCGAATCATGGGTTATGGATGAAGTTCTTCCAACAATCAGAAAGACAGGCTCATACCAGAAGCCACTGACGACAGTTGAACAGATACAGGTTATTGCGACAGGATTCTTAGATCACGAAGAGCGGCTTAACAGACTTGAAAATACCATGACTATTGACTACGCACAGCAGGAATCTATTAGAGACTTAGTGTCAAGTGTCGTAATTGCTCACCTTGGTGGGAAAGAGTCAAATGCTTACAAGGAAATTGGCAAGAAAGTATTTGCTGAATGCAACAGGGATATAAAGACTTACTTCGCAGTAAACGCCCGTAATAACATCCCTAAGCTGAGATTTAAAGAATCTATGGAATATGTCAGAAATTGGCATCCATGCACCAATACAGTAATGATGATACGTGACTGTAACGCTCAAATGAGTATCAGTTAGAAAAGAGGTTTATATGAGTGCAGTTGATAATTACGTAGAACAGAATGCACAGGTTCATCAGTTCGCCGCAGAGGTTGCGAGAATCATATCGGGCATTCCACAGATGCCAGAGTTTTCGTCAGAGAACATGACGGTAGCCGATGCAAGTCAACTGATCGGACTTCCTGTAACATCAATTAGAGCAGGAATTGTGTACGGATGGTTGCCGATTGGTGTGGCTGTGCAGAATAACAAGCCAGCAAAAAGCCTTTCCGGTGGACGAATCACGTACATCATAAGCCCTAGGAAAGTCTATGAAGTGACCGGACATGTCTGGAAAGGCAAGGCTGCTCTTAATAAGTAGGTGCCCCGGAGGGAGCTGAAACCTCCACCCCGGAGCTTTGCACCCACTAAAGTACCTTAGTGGATAGATACATTATAGTTCTCTATCTGCTAATTGTAAAGACAAATAAGAAAAAATAAGGAGAAATTAGCTAGATATGAGCGAAATTAGAAATGAAAATCAGCCAACATGGGCTGACATCGAAGTAGCACTTGCGACTGAAATTGTCGAAGAAAGTAAGAAAAAGTCAAAAAGATGGTTCACTGCATGGATTGTGACAGTCGCCGCACTGGTGGCGAGCAACCTTGCGTGGATCATAGGAGGTATCAGTGAATGAAAAACATCATCTGTGCCGCACTGATCGGGAGTTTTTCCACATTCCTCCCATTTTGGCAGTGGGGTGGACCGGGCAGACAGCTTTTTGCGGCGGCAATGACCACGATGATTGTATATGGAATTCTCTGGGATATTGATACGCCAGAGGGAAAGGAGAATGAAAATGTATAAGAAAGAGATTGACGAAATTTACGAACTCTGTAAAAGAGTTGCAAATGAAGTCCCGACAGCAAACGCCTCGTTCAATTATTCAATTTATGGCATGAGTGTATGTGGGCTTAGAAGGAAAGAAGATGTTAGTCTTCCCGAAGACAAATTTAAATGGGATTTATATCAGAGTGTATCTTTTAATCCATTTTACGAGAAAGAAAGTCGTAAAAAGCTTAATGAAATCAAAACTTTCTTGCTGGAACTTCTGATAGATGGGAGGTGCCCGTTAAATGCTGAATCAGACAGAACTAAAGCTCCTGCCGACAATGGAACTGACAGTGACAGTGAACGAGCTTCTGAAGGAGTTGAACAGGCGGAAAGCGTACATTCTTGACTGGGAGAACCCGGACATGTATCTGAATCATCTCGAATATCATTGCGCTGGCGGAATCTTTCCGAACGGCGAGCAGAATCCGGCGAGAGGAGATGGCTCTGACAATGTTTACTGTTTCTTTAGTGAGGTGAGAAAAGATGCAGGAGAGAATTGATGAAATCCTCGCCCTGATAGATGAGCAGCTTTCCCTTGTAGCTGATAACTACATCGAGAGTTCATACAAGGCAAGGACGCTGGCGAGCTACGTACAGGCTCTAAATGGGCTTTTAACGGCTCAGAAATCATATAAGGAGGAAAGTATCAGTGAGCGAATTTGAAATCCGTATTCCGGCAAGGAAGAAGCAGCCTGCAACCGATAAGGACAACCCGGTTGTGAAAGTATCAACAGGTGCTTACAACGCACTGGTCGAAATCTATAACGAATCAACCTTATCAATGAAAGATATCGCAAGCTTGCTGATTATTGAGGGCAGTAAACATGTGGTTTATGACAAGGAGGAATAATAGAAGTGAATATATATGAGAAGTTAGGGATTATTCAGTCAAAACTGAAAGCCCCTAAAGGACAGTACAATTCCTTCGGGAAATACAAATACAGGAGCTGTGAGGATATTCTGGAGGCTGTAAAACCGCTTCTGGCAGAAACAAAGACTGTGTTAAGCGTCACAGATCGGATGGAAGTTGTTGGCGACAGAATATATGTCAGAGCAGAAGCACACTTGAAAGACTGTGAAGATGCCGGTGAGATTACAACTGTTGCTTACGCAAGGGAAGAAGAATCTAAGAAAGGCATGGATTCTTCGCAGGTGACAGGTGCCGCTTCGTCTTATGCCAGAAAATACGCTTTAAA